TCTGTATTGTCCGGGGCCGCAGACCCGGGACGGTGCGCAAAGGCCATGCAGGCGCTGGATAAGCACCTTGTGGATAATGAGGGGAGACTGATAAAACTGTTAGCGCCGCCTTTCGATGGCCATGGTCCAAATCCGGGGTACATACAGGGGTACCTGCCCGGTGTACGGGAAAACGGAGGGCAGTATACTCATGGCGCTATCTGGGCCGTGATGGCATTTGCCCGAATGGGGAATGCCGAACGCGCCTGGCAACTCTGGTCAATGATTAACCCGATAAATCATACCCTGAATGCGGACTCGGTCGGGGTTTATAAAGCGGAGCCTTATGTCATGAGTGCTGATGTCTACAGCATTGCTCCCCATACCGGACGTGCAGGATGGAGCTGGTATACCGGGTCAGCAGGCTGGGCCTGGCGTTTACTTACTGAGGAATTACTGGGGATAAAACGTTCCGGTGCTGACTTTACTGTTCATGCCCGGATGCCGGATGCGTGGCCGGCTTTCTCTATGGCCTATCAATATGGCGAAAGCCATTATCTGATTAGTGTCTCTCGCGGCGACGCAGAATATCGCGTTACACTGGATGGTGTTCTCCTCCCTGATGACAGAATACCGCTGCGGGATGATGGACAAAACCATACGGTTGAGATCATTCAGAACTGACAATGACTCCGGACGTGCATTAACGTCTGCCGTTAATGCGCTGATTATCCCTGAGAACGTCAATCGCTGTCTGCATGGCAATTTTGTCATCCCGTTTTTTTTGCCTGCCCTGCATGACCTGAAGGTATTCCAGCAAGGTTCGGGTATTAATCGGTCGGCCCTGTTTACCCAGCACGGCTTCGCCAAGAATAATTTTTACTGGCGGTAGCTGGGACGGGTACCAGTCAAGGGTGTCTTCTGATTTCATCATAAATTTCTCATGGAAGGGTATTATATCATAAATCGGACGTTCATTTTTAACTGTCTGATATCCTGATTCAGTCATAAATCAACATAACTTAACCCGGCTGTTTTTATAGTAAAGCGTATAATAATTAGTGTATTCCTCAGAGTATTTTATTTATGTCTTATACAAAAGGATTCAGGCACTTTAAAGAAAGACCGGTTCATATTGCCTGCGCGGTATGCGCATACAGAGCCGATCAGAAAGCAGGTAAACCAAGAAAAGATGCGGTTCTGGCGTGTCCTGCCTGCGAGCTGTTTTTCAGACTATCAGAATGCTGGTGTATCGGCGGCTGAGCATTTTCTGCCACTTAACGTAAGTGATGCCGGGAAATGACAATATTTCTCCTGTCCTGCAGTTGACGAGGGTATGATAATGAAATCTAAAAAATCTTCCTTTATAGAAGGGCATATCCTTTCGAAAAGCTGTCATGGGCAGGCCGGTCAACCTTTCTGTATCCACCGGGTCAGGTTTAGTAATGGCAAATATGCGATTATTCGGGAAGCATCAGGCATATGTTTCAAACCTGGCGATAATATTCAGCGAAACGATTGCGAATGGTTTTATAAACTTACCAAAATTCGTCTACTTTCTTTTGAGTACCTTGAGGATGATGAGTCAAGAAGGCAATTTATTGAATATCAATGATAAACTTTTGAGTTCATAACGGCATAACTTTGCTGTTTTACAATTCATTCATAACTCTCCAAATGGTTTGCCCGTATTGAATATTATTTTTTCTTAATTTAGAAAGAATTAGACTGTCTAAAATAATGTGTATTACAAAAGAAAGTTTTTTGTGTTATTTTCCTTATGTGTTACAACCTACCTTATCACCCCACATTGCTTCCCGAATACTCTTCGCTTTTACTGTCAACCCGCTCCGGATATCCGCTTTTGTCACTGTTGTGGACATGGAACAGCCGCCAAGACGCTGGGTAGCTGGGTAGCTGGGAAAGATGCGGACGAGGGTATCGTTGCCAAAGGTCAACAACTTATTGCTGATGCCACGGCATTCCCTGAATTATCAATCACGCTAGGGCATGACGAATGACGGCTGTAAGGTATTTTTCAAGGGCTATCAGAATTGTACGTAATCATTAGCAGGCACTCACTGCACTTTGAAATGCAGGGTGTCTGCTAAAAATAGTAACGTCCGCTTCTCGCTCAAAGCAGACATTAAGTGCTACTGGTTGTCGCCTCCCTGCCAGCGTCACATTGGATATTCATCAGGCCCGCCGCAACCATAACAATCCATAACAGGCGTTGCGCACTAACAATTACTAACAGGGTACCGCGCAGACACCTAGTTTTCCCTAGCAGATAGCTGCGCACCTGAAGTTATCTGAAGCACTCCAGACAGGCCTTTGCGCATGCGCATGTCAACTATTATCACCCCTTCATGGGGTAAGGCAAATTTGCGCAGTTTGCGGGTTACTGCGCAGTGCGCAACTTTGCGCAGATCTGTGCGCAGTTTGAGGGGGATCTCTTAGGTGTGGATTCAGGCCACCAGCTCTTACCTGACTTGCGTTTGTAGGCGGTTCTGCACGGAGGCAACAGCATCACGTTGTGCAGTTTGAGCGTGAGGATTCGTTAAGTATTTGCGCAGCTTTAGCATCAAACAAACGGCAGATAGTGTGCAGCTTCCCTCTAAACATGGAGATGGCGATTTTAAGTTATCAATCTGTATCACAATCAATTGTGACATCAATGTTTTCGTCACTTTGAGCAACGATACCAAGATCCATTTCATTAAAGGCATTAAAGCTATCTATAAAACTACTACCATCATTTATGCACTCAACATCAATTAACTCATCCAGAACAAAGGCTACTCCAAGAGGATTTACGGGATTGCTTAACGATGAAACGATTGACTCATTCCGTTCACCTAAATTATCGGAGTTGATATCAGGATGTGAAAAATATGGTCTAATGCGTTGGGTGTTTTCTTTTTTCTTCACACTTTTTTTTCTAAAAATCTTAAACATTTAACATACTCCAGATTGGTTCATGCCTGATTAAACCCTTAAGTTATTTGATAATCAATTATCCTTCAAAGGAAATGTTCGTGTTACATATACCCTTCGCTTAGGGCGGGAGACTTTAGAGAACACAACCTTTTAATTTATTGATTTTATATGATTTCTGTGCAATGGAATAACGTTTGCGATGACAATAAAAAACCGCCCGTAGGCGGTATAGACTATACAGATGCTTTGTTTGTTATGGTGATTGTTAATTTAAAAGAGTGCGTTTCTCCCGCATCCTTTGCATTCCCTTTCTGGTAAATGCGCACAATGTATTTCCCTGACAATGGCAGTCGGCCTGAGAATGAATCGCCATCACTCATACCATCGAAGATTACAGCTCCGGCAGGGTCGAATACTGTAAAGAACGGATGTGGCCATGCGCTATCCATCTTCACAGCCATTAACTGCCCCTTTCTGGCAGTCAGTGTATAATCAACATTTTTATTCCCGGTGACTCTCCCATTTACTGACGTACCGCTCTTTCCTTTTTGGAAATGAACAGCATGAGTTTCGTCCGCCTTGTAAACAGTATTCGCTAATGAGGGCATGGAAACAGCCATAATTAAAAACATCCCAGAAACAAATTTTTTATTTAAATTCATAATATTAACATCCATAAACAATATGCATATCTTTATATCATAGGGGATGCCATTAACAAGTCATTCAGGAATTGGTTTTAAATAGTGCGCAGCCATAATGCGCGATTTCGCTGCGTACCTTACTGCGTACCAGTATCAGCCCGGTGCTTTTTCTCCAGCCAGCGGCGATACCCTTCCCGTTGCCGCTCCTTCCCTTCCTCCGTTCTGGCTCCGGTGCTCATACCGCCGTGATACTTACACCGCCCGTTGGCATGGATATCGGTCCGTTTGCAGGGCGTTCCGGCTCTCGTCCTGGCTCCGCACTGGATAGCGTGCAGATCGTCAGGAAACTGCCGTGCCGGCGGTTTGGCGGCATGATTGAAACCAGCAGCCTCCCATGCTTTATGTTCGGCCATACACTGTTCATTGTGCGCATTGAGCTGGGCTAATTTGCGGGTGCGTTCATCCATAGCGGATCCTCAGTTGATAGAGCCACCAGCGCGGCGCTGTGCGTTGCTGGTGGAATACATATAATCAAGTTCTGGGTTTGTCGTTATAAATCTGACCACCGTTTCTCAGCGCCTTGCGGATCCCTTCGCTGACCTCATACTTGATACGATCCCCCAGAGCTTTATCTACGGCAGCAGCGTTCGAGGATGCGGAAGTCTGAGACATCGCATTGCCTTTGTTATCGATATAGATATCCACGTTTATCTGTGGAGAATTTCCGCCGCCGCCCAGGGCACGCACACCCAACCGACCGGCAGAATCGCGGGTAAGCGGCATAATCGCTTCCGGCCCGGCCTCGGCAAATACGCCACCTTTTGCGAATTTGGATGCGCCCTGGAAGGTGAAATACTGAGGGGAGTCGTAGACGCCATTCACATACTTGCTGAGGCCTGAAGATTCGTACACCCCGCCTTTGGCATTGGCGACGGTGCTGCCGAACGCAGAGCCAATAGACGCAATCCAGCCAGTAGAGGAACCTGCCATACCGCTGAAAGCAGCTTTGGCAGCATTCGCGATCAGCAGCTGCATGGTAACCTTCTCGATTATCTTGATAATCGACATGCCCCAGCTTTTCCACGAACTGGCCGAGCCATTCAGCGTATCAACCAGACTGTCTACCGCCCCGCCCATAGTGACGTTAATCACCTCGCCTGCCGCTTTGGACATGTTGGTGGCTTCATCCATCCAGTCTTTCATTGAGCTGGACGCGCCGGACAACCAGTCGCCCTGGCTCTCCTTCAGCTTGTCGTATTTCTCGTCAATCAGATCGAGGGTTTTAAGGTATTCCTGCGTGGATCTCGCGTTTGTATCGCTAAGGTTGCCGCCGCCCCTCTCAAAGTCGATACGCGCCTGCTGGAGTTCGGCAAACTTCTGGCGCTGCATGGACGACATGCCCGCAGTGTCGGTGATATTGCGGATCTGCGCCTGATACTTAAGCTGCTCATCCTGCATGGATTTAGCCAAGCCGTTTGTCTTCTTCTGGGCTTCCAGTTCTTCGTTCTTTTTGTCCACAGCTTTGGCCGCCAGCACAATGGCGGTCTGGTTGGCGAGCTGGGATTTTTCCTGCGCACTGAGAAGGTTGTCCTGGGCATAGGTCGCCAGTTCGATAAAACGTGCGTGAACCTTGCTGTATTCGGTATTGCGCACCTGGACTTCGCCGGATTCCTTCAGCTTGTCGATGGTGTCGCTGAGGATCAGAGACTGGGCTTTGTAATTCAGCAGAGTACGATCGCCAGCAGGCATGGTGATTGCCGGGGTTTTGGTTTTGGCATCCTTGTACATCTCGTCAATGCCTTTGCGCGCCCGGGCTATGTCGGCACCTGACCAGAGGGTGACCCGCTGGTCTTTCGGTAGGAACTGGGTGGCTTTGGCGGCTTTGGCATTTTCGGCAATGAGTTTGTTGAGGCGAGCCACTGCCTGCGAGCGTTTCTCTGTGGTGGTAGTACCGGCATCAAGGTACTTATTCAGCTCCTGCTGGCCAGCTATCGCAGCCGCATTGATGCTGGTGGCTTTTGCCTGCACAGCGGCATAGCCTTCCTGAGATTTAATAACAAACTCAAGAGCGCTTTGCTGTTGCTTTAACTCTGCTATTTGGCGTGCGTTAGCTCCTCCATCACCAATACTCCCCAGCCCAAAGACGCCTGGCCGAGAGGTATCGCTTAGTGTTTTAATCTGCTGTTTTACCTGCTCAAGGCGATCAGCATCGCTAGTTGTCCGGCCAATACCCATTGCCGCGTCCCAGTATTTACCCCACGCATCAGCAGCCCCACGAAGAATCCGATCAATCAGTCCCATATTGTCCAGGGTAGACTGGGCGCGCTGCTGTTCGGCCTGGCTGTAGGCTTTTGCTGCTGCCTCAGCTGCGCCCTCTTTATCGCCGCGCCGCTCGAGCGAGGAAATATATTCGTACTGGCTGGCCGTCAGGTAGTGCATAGTGGAGTTCAGCTCTTCTGAGGCCTTGGTCGGGCTGGTGTAAAGCTTCTGGAAGTTCTTCACCGTGGCATCAACAGACTGGCCGGTTCCCCGCTCCATTGCCATTGCTGCGCGGGTGACAGATTCGAGCTGCTCCGGTTTGAACGTGCCAGCCCCAGCCACCTGCGCCAGAGCACGCGCCGCCGCTGATACCTTTCCACTGGCCCCGCCAATCTTCATCGCCAAATCTGAAAGCTGTACGGCAGATTGCGCAGAGTACTGCCCGGTAAGGATCAGTTGCTTATTGAACTCTGTCGCATCCTGAGCGCCTTTATACCAGGCGGTAGCCAGCGCCCCGGCACCAACAGCCAGTGAACCAATGCCCAGCACTGCAGGAGTCAGCGCCCCGGCCAGAGTGCGAAGATAACTCCCGACGCCGGATACCGCTCCTTTGACTGAACCGAACTGGTCCTTAATCTGCCCGCCCTGCTGGAGCAGGATTAGGAACGGAGACTGCCCACCAGCCAGCTGGGTAGCAATATCGGTGAACTGTGCCGGGAGAGTACGCAGAGCAGCATTGTATTGCCCGATGGAAATACCGGCCCGCTGGGCCGCCAGCTCCTGCCGGGATAGCGCCTGCGGCATGGAATCTGCGAGGCCGGTCAGTTTACGGCGCGTATCCTCCAGTTGCTGATTGAAGTGCTCGAACTGCGTGCCGTTGATGCGCCCGGCTTCGAAATGGGTCACCAACTGCGCGTACTGCTCATCCAGCGTGTTGAACGCGCGGATCGTCGGATCGATGCTGCCCAGCAGGTTCTTCAGCGCAGCGGATTGCTTGTCTGCCGCCTGGGTGGCCGCCAGTTCAATCTGGGCGCGCGCTGCCGCTTCGCCGGTATCGGTTAATTTCAGGCGGGTTTGATCGAGGAGTTTTTGATAATGCTCGTACTCTTCACTGTCCAGCCAGCCTTTGCTGAATACGGCTTTAAGGTGATCCTGCTTATCTTCCAGCCTTCCAAGCGCGGCCACGGTCGGATCGATGCTCTCCAGCAGCCCTTTGATTTCCTGGTGCTGAGCGCGAAGGGCTTCTGAACCTTCTTTTGCCGCGGGTTTAACCCGTTTATTCGCATCTGCCAGGGCGTCAGCGCCAGCGACGGCACCCGCCGCCGCCTGGCCGAGTTTATCCAGTTCGTTGCTGGCCGTTTGCAGATCGGATACATCGGCCCGGAGAGTGATTGAAGCTATTTGGTCTGTCATCAGACCTCCTGTTAATGATATCGGTCACGAACGCCTGACCAGGCTGCCGGTGATGTTGCTCCGATTCTCTGTCCATGCGCCTGGCTGACCGCCTGCCCCCACGCCTGCAGCACATCATTGAGTGCGCTAGGGTAGTTATTCGCAAACAACCGGGCCGTATCTGCGTTAAATGGCATATCGGCTTCCCAGTCTGCAATCATGAATAGCAGCGCTTCGGCGGTAGTGGGGGTGGGTTGATTCGGGGCAGCCTGGAGTTCGGCCAGGGAGGGGATCTTAAAAGTTAGATTAAGCGGGGCGGGTTCGCCGCCCGGTTTAGTGACGTAGACGGTTTTTTTCACCGTCTCCATGACTGTTGCCCCAGCGTTGTTTTGATCAGGTCGTTCACAGCCTGATTTACAACATCAACATTGGCTGTACTGCTTTTCCCCTGGATATAACTGCGATCCCCCACTGACACGTTGAGGTTTTCCAGTTTCTTGCACAAGACATCCGGTAACTCGCCACCGAAACGGTGATTAATAACCGCCACCAGCTCGGTGCGGAATGCTTCGTTTTTATTAACGCCAAGCCCCTGCCAGAGATGGCGCTGATCCACCTGAATATCTAATTTCATACGTAGCCTTCCTGTTTGAGAATTTTTTCCATCAGCCCGCGCGCAATAGAGTTAAGAGTCGGGGCCACGTTGAGGGGGGATTTACTGCGCTCACCGTCCTGTATGCGCTTGATTACTTCCATCTGCTCTTTGGTAAGCAGGATGGGTTTGAAGTTCGGGTTGTACGCCATAACTGACCTCACTATATATTTATCAGGGTCAATAATATTTCATAAAACGCAACGAAAACACACTACATTGCAGAATTCGGCATGATAAGCACAAAAAAAAGCCACCTACTGGTGGCCTTGTAGAATATAAATGCTTAAAACTTAGACTTTACGGTCTGCCGGAATGAGTCTCTAATCTGCGGGGGTAATTCGTTCGAGAGATTTCGTATCTGGGTTTTGTATTGTTCGTAAATATCCTTGGGGAGTTGGCCCGGGTGTAAGTCAATCAGGGAAATATAAAGCGTATCGATAGCCCCTCGCTCAAGTACCACATCACAGTTATTCAGCTTGAAATAGTTATCAGCTGACCATAAGACTGGATCGGGTTCTTGGCTTTTCGCCCCCGGCTGGATATCACTCCCGCAGTGCTTACACTTGATAGCTTCGCCCTGTATCAATTCGGCGCAGAACGGACACTTCACCAGCCCGGCGGCAGAAGGTGTCCCCTTGCCAAAAATCAGCATCAGAACCCCCACCAGCACGATCAACCCACCAATGATGGTGTGATTTTGCTGTGAAGCAATGAGGCCGATGTTATTAATCCTGCCATAGCCCGTATCGACGCTGACATCCATATTCAGTGCCACCACAACCCAGAGAACGCCGATCACCAGCGCGAAAAAACCCAGCTTTTTCATTTTGTTTGCCCTGCTGCGAAAGAATACACGCATCATATCAGGGGTGTTTTGCACCCCCTATGCAATTTTTTTCCCGTCAGCTATCCACATCCGCGGTGCCACCCACCAGGTTAAGCAGGATGTCGTCGAGTTCTTCCCTGGCTTCGTGCCGTTCGCTAGCCCGCAGCCATTTCAGCACATCCACGGCCTCGCGCTGGTGGCGGGGCCGGATAATTATCAGCTTTTTATCCAGCCAGTCCTCCCGGTCACTGACCTCCTGCCGGTGCTCCGCACCGTACTGCCAGCCCAGCTCCTTGCTGGCTGTGTGACGCATCTCATACAGCCAGTTCCATTATTCGAACTCGCACACCACGTCAGAAAGGGTGTGCGGATCGGGCAGAACGTCGCAGAATCCGTTGTGCGCTTCGCTGCGGGCATCATCAACCTCCATACCCCGAAACCCGCACAGCTTCCCAGACTCTACCTCTTCCGGTGTCATGCCGAAGTGATCACCCACCAGCAGGGCCGACTGGTCAATCAGCAGTTCGGCGGCCACCGGCTCCAGTGCGGCATCATAGCTACCGTAGTGCGCCCTCACCTGGCGGGCGCTGTCGATATTGCTTCTGGCCCGGTTGAGGAAGTGCTGCAGGTTATCCATGAACATCGTGCCGAATGCCACGTTGAGCAGGTCTGCGCCATTGAGCACCAGCCAGTCACGGTACCGCTTCTCTGCGTCTTTCGGTTTGATGGTCAGCTTACTGAGCGCATCCTCGGCGGCGGCCAGGTGCGCCGGTTCATTCAGCTTGATCACCTCCAGCACCCATAAATAAGCGTCCGTCGGCTTATGCCCGGTCACCGTTTTTTACGGCGGCAGTGGTTTCACCGTCGCCAGCTCGCTGCTGTGTACCGGGGCCGGAATGGTGAACAGCACCGCCTGGGCCGGGTTGTCATCGAACAGGCCGCTGCGTTTGCAGACGGCGCGCGCGGTGGTGACCTTGATACCCGTTTCACCGGCAATGCGGCCATAACCCAGGCCCCGGCGTTTAAGGCGGATAATCTTCGCCTTTTGTTCTGTAGTCAGGCGCATCCTGAACCCTCCTTTTTTTTCATGTCTGCCAGGGTATCAAGTGCCCGTTGTTGTTGCTCCGCCGTCACTTCCCTGGCGGGATCCCCGGCAAGGTTAAAGCGCGGCCCACCGGCGGCCAGCGCTTTCAGGTAGGACGTGCGCCGGGTGTACATGGCGATGGCGACCCGCACCCTGCCAGCGCCAGTTATGCCCCGGGAGCGCATGTCTGCGGTTATCAGTTCAGCAACACCCACCACCAGCGGCCGCGACGCGTCCAGATTGAACAGTGCAGGCCAGTGAGTGATCAGCAGCTCCAGCTTTTTGCGGTTGTACCGGCTGCGCTTTGTGCCTGCTGCTGCGCCAGCGCCTGTATGAGCCGCTTTCTCTGCTGAGTCCATGTTAGGGGGTAGTTTTGCCGCTGCGCCTATTGCGGCGCGTTTCAGGCTCAATACCGGGCGTTTTTGTTCTTCCATTTTCGGCATCCTCAGAAGGGGAGCTGATCGTCGTAAGGCTGGCTCTGGTCGTAATCGTCATAGCCCTGCGCTGGTGGCCGCGTCTCCTGCGCGCGGCGCAGCGCGTCGGTTGCCTGCCCCTGCTGGCCCTTCTTCCCGCCCGGGCGCGCCGTTCTGGCGCTGATCACACTGTCGGTGATCACTTGGTACCCGGTCTGTGTGCCGCCGTCGTTACTCGTCCACTGATTCACCTGCATATTGCCCGCCACGCTTACCATGTCGCCCTTCTGGTGCTTCGCCAGTGCTTCGGCCTGTTTGCCGAACGCGGTCACCGCCAGCCAGAAGGTAGCCTCTCCGTTCTCTGCTTTCTGGCATGGCAGCGTCACCGCCATGCGGGTAAATGCCATCGGTTTATCGTTGCTGGTCGTGCGGCTCTGCACATCAGCCACCAGCCGACCATATGCTGAAATTTGTGCTGTCATCGTCTTTTACCTGTCTGTGATGCTGAAATCCGGGGTTTGTGTTGGTTCAAAAAGGGCATTTGTTGGTTCAGTGTTGGTTCAATTTTTGAACGTGAAACCTTAGATAACAGACACATAAAAACATTGAACTAACTGAACCAACTGAACCAACACCTAAACTACACACATGAGAGAGTTACTTACTCTGGCTAGCACCCCTCCGGTTGATACTGGATCACGTAAACATTGATTTGCCGTCCATCAATGCGCGGAGACTTGCGCTGATACCCTCGGCCTGTATTTGGCGGGGTCAGCATCCCGGCATTTTTCAGCACTTCAGCAAACATCTTCGCGTTGAACCCCTGTGCAATCTCTTTTTCAAAAGCTGCGGGGAAGGTGTAAAACACCACCGGGTCAGCTTCATGCCCTCCCTTCTGGCGATACCCTGCCAGGTTGGCAATTGGCAGGCTGCCCGGGTCATACGGGAATGGCGCAAACCGGCTGAGTCCGTGAGCATTGAGGAATGCTTCTGTCTGCTCAATGATCTGCTGATGCTCTTTGTTCCCGGTGCCGAACTCCCGGATCCACGCGTTGAAGCTGTACTGAATAGCATCCCGGCATGTCTGTTCATCCCAGCCGGTGATCACCCTTCCGGCCATGAGCGCAGCCTCAAGAATGGCGAAACGCGCCCCCACTCGATGTACCTGCTCCCCGTAGTCAGCCGGAATGATCCCGCGCCAGCGCGCCTCCGCCTCACGTACCGCTTTAACAGTCTCCTGCTGATGGTCAGCCAGCCACTGAACCCATGCGCGGCCAGCAGCGCCGTGATGGCTCTGATACGCATCTTTCAGCGCATCGGCATGGTGCTTACCGCTTTCATGGCCGTGGAAGCGAATAGCCTTACTGAGCGGAATATTGAGCAGGCGCACCAGTTGCCCGGCCTTTGCCTTACGCCCGGCACCAGCAATGAAAGTCTCCAGATCCACCTCTCCGGTGCTGATGGCTACAGTGCGCCAGCGTTTCAGTTCGCGGTTACCGCCCTCTTTGGCTCCCTGGAGTTTCCCGGTACCGTTGAACAATGCATAAGCCGACTTATATACCTCCACCGGATCAGCGCCTTGGCCGATTTCATCCAGGGGCATCAGCGCGTCATTGTGCGCTGCTGCTTCGTTTGCCAGCCCCAGCGCAGTGCCGTACCACGTCAGGCGCAGCACATCAGGATTGCCGTACAGACTGGCCGCCACATTGGCAGTGGTGGTTTTACCGGCGCTCGACTGCTCATAGAAATGGATCCCGAACCCGTCAGCGCCAGCCAGTCCAATCAGCGGGGCCGCCAGCGCCGCCGCAACACCGGTCATCATGGAGTAATTGCCATTAGCCAGATTTGCCACGCTATCACGCCAGCTCTCTGCTGTGCCGCTGGTGGTGTAACCTGATGCGGCAGAACTGCGGCCATTAAACAGCACCGGTATTTCAGGGGTGCCAATAATGTCACCGTCAGGCATCAGGTACGCGCCGCACTGCCAGCCTGTAGCCTGAGCGATGCGCCAGATCTCTCCTTTGTGCGCCTGGCTCTGTAACCAATCAGCCAGCGTCGCGCGCAGGCCGCTTTTAGTGGTGACATACAGGCCGCCAGCTTTGAGTGTGCGCCACCCCTCCCTTTCGCCAATATCAGCCAGGGGGATCGCCTGCGTCGTTTCCTCCTTCGCTCCCATCGCCTGCCAGCGCAACACCAGGTAGCGCGTCTTGTTGTCATCAATACCCACGCCAACTACTTTCAGCGCAGAACAGAGCAGGCTCTCTACTTCGGCGATCTCCCCGCCCTTTTCTTTAGGCTCAACCCAATAAAGACCATTTCGACGGCTATCCACGTAGGGCTTCTGTGCGTTGCGTTTCTGGCTGGCGCTATCTGTCACGGTCACTTCAGGTGACACAAATACATCCTCTCCCTGTGGTTGATACAGTGATTTAGTGAACGCGGCGCGTGTTTGGGCAATGCCGTCATGCTGGCGCAGATCGTCCCAGTCGGCTTTAAATTCGCCTGCAGGCAACGCCACCCACCCGGCAACAGCCTGAGCGGCTTTCTCTGCGCTGATGTGGCCGGTGTTCACCTTAAGTTTCCCCCGGTCATCCGTCTCGCCCGGTACGTGCCAGTCGTTATCCGCGGCAATAACGATCTGTGCATGCGGGTAGTGCTGGCGCATCACCTGCGCTACGGGCAGCAGATTCCCGGCGTCAATCGCCACCACCGCCAGCGCATCAGGGCGCATCAGGTGAACAGACAGAACAGTTGCCAGTCCTTCACCAATAATCACCGTCTGCGGCGATTTAACGGGATTAATGACGTGATATGCCCCCTTTTTCGCCGAACCGGTAAGCAGACGTTTTTCACCATCAGCCGTAATGGTCTGCGCGGCAGCTGTTGCGCCGGATTCATTCACCAGGGTCAGCACCAGGGCCCCATCAGGCAGGATCGGATAGGTAAACCCGGGCAGCCCCTTGCCAGCTAGATAAGCAGATTCACCAGGTTGTGCCTGCGCTGTCAGCGCCGCCAGCCTAGAAGAAAAGCGGGCCGCGCGCGCCGCCTGCTCCTGGGCTTGCTGCTGCGCCAGCGCCGCCCGGCGTTCTGCCTGGTCCTTTTGCTGCCGAGCACCACCCTGGCTGGTGGAATTGCGTATGTCCTGCACGTTCATCCCCAGAGCGTCAGCCACCAGCTGAGCGGCCCGGGTGGCGTCGCAGCTGTTCACTTTTTTCACCAGCTCCAGCCCGTCCCCGGCACCGCAGTTATTGCAGAAGTGCGCACCACGCCCGTCATCATCGAATCGGAAACGGTCTTTACCACCACAGGCAGGGCATGCAACCTGCGCACGGGGCAAGGCGGGAACGTCGATTCCCATGAGCGAAAGAACATCTGGCCAGCGCCCGGCAGCGGCATCGGATACCTGCCGGATCATGTCGATATTACGCATGGAAAATGCCTCCTTTTGACAGGCTGTCGCTCATATCCCGCAGCATATCCAGCCAAATTTCATGACCCCATTGGGTAAGCACACCATTAGCCAGGCAGCTGGTCAGCAGCTCCGTGGCCACAGCCTCCCAGTGAGTGTATTCCTGTTCAATCGGAGAGAGCATCCAGCTATCCACCAGCAGCAGAATCCCGCTTTCACCGTCAGTTACCGCCACGTGGACGATCTGCCCGTTAACCGGCAGGGGAAACCACTCACCGCCATTGTCCTGGCGCAACCGCAGAAGAACAGCAGCAGCAAACTCGTTAACCAGCATGGTCAGGCGCGCATTATGGGCTGTACGCTTCACTTGGTTTCCTCCGGCGGGGTGACGGTATAGCCGCAGCGTCTCAGGAATTGGACCATACCTGCAGGGGTGATCAACACTTCCTCATCAGAAAGTGGACGAGCGGACGCTATGCCGTTATTGGTATAGAGCTGCCAGCGGCCACCAGCCGGGAAGCTGGCGACGGTCGCCGTATCAGCGCGGCGCACGAGATCGTAAATTTCGTTCATTCACCGAACCCCGCATCGTTCAGGTTATCCCAGACGGTATGGGCCAACCGGCGGCTGAGAGAAAGCAACGTTTTGAGGTCGGTTTCATCCACCTTGTCGCTGACCATTTCAGTTGCGATCAGCAGCGCGCACAGCTCCGTGGTAGTTTCGATTGTGTTCTGTCGCTCGGTTCTTTTCACGCTGCCACCTCCTGGCGGATGCGCCCGGCGAAGAAACAGACGTGATCGCGCGCCAGCATGCAGCGTGCTTCGCGTTCAGATACGGCAGGAATATGGTGAAGAACAGGTTTGTTTGTGGGGTAATCGCGCCGAACAGCGGCGATAATCCAGATAAATTGTGGGCGAGTTTGGGTAGGGGTCGTCATCATGATGATGATCTCCTTTGACTTATGTAAGGAGTCACCACCAGAGTTTCCACGCTCGAGGGTGGTGACACTGACAGGGGTGGAAATACCGGCGTCAAAGGGTACCGGCCAGCCTTTCGGCTGCCCTATCAGCGCCACCATAGAAGAATATCGGCACTGCTGGCCAATATAGAAATATGCTGGATCTGCGACAATAAAAAAGACGCTTTCGGCGTCTGTTATCGCCTTTGACTTATTTTCCAGGTTTCCACGCCCGGCACCAGATTTTGCTGGTGCGGGATAACCATACACTTGTCGTATTGACACAGGCAAGCCCTTTTTGTGCATAGGGTGCATATTGTGATTCATGGCGCTTTTACGCATGGTTCACCCCCAGGCGTTTTGCCAACCAGCGCTGAGAGAGGCGCATCAGTTCAACTTTGCGCTGCTGGTAGTCCTGCCCCAGTTCGATCAGCGTGATATTGGTCTGCTCCAGATATGAGAGATGTTCGAGCTGCTCAGTACTCATGGAGTCGCGCGGTTCGCCAGTGATGCTGCCGTTCTCCGCCCACTGCTTAGCAGTCAGGCCACCCAGAACAATGCGCGCCAGCATGTTGGACTCGTTGGCATAATGGCGTTGCTGAGTCTGCTTACCCAGCTCTGCGCGGGCAGCATCCAGCGCCTCACACATAGGCTTAAAGTAATTTGCAGCATTCAGACGAGCCTTAAGCTGACGACGAAAACGGGCGGCCACTTCCGGCGCGCTACGATGGAGCTCCTCTTCACACTGGATGAAATACTGACGAACATCACGGCCCTGCTGGTTGCGCTCAACCATAGCCAGTTCTTTTGCCATGCCGATGGTGATCGCGTAATCCACCTCCGGGCGTCCGGCCCCGTTAATTCCCACCCGTTCCGGTGTTAATTGGTCAAAGTCTGTACCTTTGATAAACCCGTACTGGGATACGCGGCCATTGAACCAGCTGCCAAAAACACGCCTCACACCCAATGTCTGGTGTAATGATTTGGCGCTGACGATATTCGCTTCACGTCCGCCGATCCGCCCGCTAATAACAGGAATGAAGGATGCGAAATCTTTATTGGTAATTCGCTCCTGGCTGGCTTCAGGGTGAGCGAGGCCCTGACCGGCTAAGGTCATATTATTTTTCATCAGGATTTTTCTTATTCAGCGGCGTTGTCCGTGTACAGATTCAGAATGGCTTCAATGTCCAACTGGTTAAGCGGCTGGTGGCCGTTATTAACTGCGCTGGCATTAACCAGGGCGATCACCTTCTGCACCTCGGCGCGCTTAATGAAGCGGTAACGGTAATGGCTGCCAATACCATCAGGGTTAGCTTCGTCGATACGCTCGAACTGCATATCGAGGCGGCGCTCCAGATCCGTGACGTAGTTCCGGCCGGAGGGAAGGCGACATTGCAGCAGGATCTCATTTTCAGTGATACCGGCAGCGCCGGAACGCAGAATTAGCAAACGGGCTTTATGCTTCTTTGGCACTGGCTTTGAATAAAGCGAATGGCTATCATGGCTACCAGCAATATTAATTTGCGCATCAGGATCAGGTTTGTTTTGTTCACTATGACGCTCGGTAGCACGGGCGTTTTTTATTTGCATCAGGCCACCTTCCCGCGGCGTTCTGCAAGCCAGTTATTAATTTCCACAGCGTCGAATGCTGTAACGCTATCGCTGAGCTTAATGGGGCGAGGCAATTTGCCGTTCTTCACCCAGCGGTCGATGGTAGGCATGGATACGCCCAGCAGTTCCGGCATGCGGAATCGACGAATGTAGCCTGTGGTAGGAATTGATGATTGTTCATTCATGTCTCCGTAACTCCTGTTGATAGCGGATGACGTTACGTGAACAAAGTTAGCAATTTGATTTCTGATAGATAAGGCACAGTAACTCTACTGTGCCTGTATAGTTATGACACTCTACTGCTTGCCGTTAGCTGCCGCTCTTAAGTGCTTCAGGATTACTTCTTTGTTGTTAATGGCTAGCGGAGGTATCTCATCCTTTCGATTCAGTACGCAGTCTCGCCATTTCTCAGGGCTTATCTCCAGTTGCTTGCCGCGACATTCATCTGGATATTTAGAAAGCAAAAAGATTGCAGATTTAAACAGTTTCTCTCTATTCGTCGCGTGGTGTTCAGCCAAGTGATTAACATTTTTTACAGCACGAGTTAAATCAAAATTAGCATGAACTCCACACTGGGCATGATTTGGCAATTCACTGTAGTCACCAGCGTGATTGAGTAACTCCCTGATCTGCTCGGAGGTAATCCACAAATCATTTTCCGTTATTTCAATGTCGGGATAAATTTCATCGAGGTATTCATCGTCATCTTCGCTATTACAAAGTTCATCATGATTAAGAGCTATAGGAACTAAGCAAAGAGATGGCGTAGTTTCGTTAGTTCGATAAAGACCTAATGATCCCCACAGAAGGGGAGATTTGCCAAAATTCAAAACCGAATTTATTACCGGTAGCTGGGGTATCCATAACCCAAAAGCTCTACCTTGATGACTCTCCACTCTCTTACCGGAAGGAGTCTCGTCTACAGCCTGAGTCTGATAAAAAAACGGATTGAAAATAGGTTCATCGTTCCTTTCATCATAAGAAATCCGATCAATTGAGAAAGATGAATGCTTCGATATATCGCGTGCTGTTGCCATGTTGCTGTAGTCATGATCTAAAGATAAATACCATTCAGTAAGTTCATCAGCATCACCTGCAACCCAGAGGACTGATTTTAAACCGTCCAGCCTGACACATAGGGTTATCTTCTCCGACACGGCAAGGCTAAGTAGATCAGCAGTTGTAACACCTAAAAATTCAGCAGCCCTATTTAGGCGGCAGAATGAAAAAGGTATTTTTGTAGTGTCTGACATATGCCACCTTATAGTGTATTAACTTTAAATTAATGAGCCCAACGATAACTCTTCCAGTTAATCACTGCAGGGCTATCCTCTATCTGTTCGGTTAGTTCGCCATTTTTATTTGAATGACGTTGTAATCTTCACCGCTCTCCAGCGCTACCAGAAGGTCGGCCCACATAGAAAGCGCAGCCTTCCGTTCGTTAAAATACTGGTGCCGGTTATAGACACCTTCGACGCCTGGTATTTTGTGGTTAAGGCATCTCTCAGCGATTATCGGATCTACACCAAGGGTTGCCAGATGCGTTCTGGCTGTGCGTCGGAAGTCATGCACACTAAATGATTCAACATCTGGCATGGCGGCCAGTATGTGTGGAAAGGCAGTGTTAAGCACTGAACTGCTGACGTGAGATGTAAGGCGTAGTTTTCTGGCGGGCAATATCCACTTACTACCGCATGATAAGGCTTTCAACTCCTTCAGCCAGCCAATTACCGGCTCGGCCAATGGGATATCTATTTCCTCCCCTGTCTTGGTTCTCTCGCCAGGAAGATGCCAGACTGCGTTATCGAGATCGAACTCATTCGCCAGTGCCGCGCAGAGCTCCATTTTCCTTACACAGAGAGCAAGCAGTAGCTTAACGGTCAATTCATTCTCTCTGGTAAATGCTTTAATGCGGTGCATGGCATCAAACAGGCGCGCCAGTTCAGTGCGAGTCAGGAATCGTTTTCTGCTCTCTTCTTTTCCACCTGCATCCTTAGCCGTGAACGGCATGGCCGGGTTCACTTCAATCAGGCCGCGAACAACTGCGAAGTCAAAAATCTTCTTCATCATGCGCAGCACGTCGTTCGCCACAGTCAAAGCGCCACGGTCACGCACCGATCGTAAAACTTCATCAACATGCCGAGGTTTTACGTCCTCAACTTTCATGCTGCCAATCAGGGTACCAATGTTGAAGTCAGCGACTTTTTTATAAATCTGGGGGTTCTTGAATGAGGGGAGGATATGACGAGCATAGAAGTCATTAATTAGATCCTGCACACGGACAGCGCTCTTATCTGCCTCGATCTTTGCGGCGGCATCAGCCTTGCGCTGCTGCTTTTCTCCGGCGACGTCAAAACCCAAAGCTACACGAGCCGAAAGCTCCTTAGCTGCCTCTCGCGCTTTAGCAAGAGTCAAATCAGCATATGAACCGATAACCATCGCTCGAGCTTTGCCAGCAATCTTGTACCTGAACCGCCATACAGGAACGCGGTCAACTTCGCGGTATCGCAAATAAAGGCCATTGCCATCAGAACGACCCTCGAAACGCTCGCCAGCCCTTACCCAGGCTTTGATCTGCATATCAGTTAACTTTGCCACTTTCACCCCGCCAGCGTGTACCCAATTTTGAAATTTGACCCACAGGCTTATTTGGTTACACCTTTGGGTACACAATAATTATGCGCTTTCTTGATGCTTGTTGATAGCTCGTGAAAAGAAAAAACCCGCACATGGCGGGCTTTAATTGATTCTCTGGGTCCTGATGATTTTTAGTGATCCTTAACTCTATATGCATAAAATGCACAGTAAAAATGCACAATCAGAAACTGTAGGTGACACCCATCGACATTAGTCCGGTCCAGGACTTATCGACCATTGGGCTGTCTTTCACTTCATCGCTAAGACGGTGGTAACGACCCGTGGCATAGACGTTCCAGTCAGCGGCAAACTTATAGCTGGCGGTCAGCTCCAGGTACGGGCTCCAGCCATCGTCTGCATCATAGCTGTTCAGGCCGCTGCGTCTTGCTTCCTTACGGGACACGCCGTAATAGTAGTCGTTGTAGTTTTCGCTGCTGTACTCCATACCGATACCCGGGGTGAGCGTCAGCCCGCCGTTGGTGTAACGGTACAACCACGCCAGATCCCAGATATAGCCGTTACTGTTATCCAGCGTATCGCCTGCCAGGGCGGTGCGCAGGAAACCGTATTCGGTGTTATGGACCCAGGAAATCCCTGCCATCATGGTGCTCTTACGTTTATCGAGCTGACGAAGCTGGTAGCTATCGCTGTCGCCTGGCTTAAAGTGCGTCGGGTCGTAATAAGCCATGATAGAGAGTTTATCGGTCTGGTCGTTCCACAGATAGTAGCCACCGCCCAGGCCGCGGAACCAGAAATTATCCCCTTCATAGGTAATCACCGGAACCGGATAGATATCACGGTCATATTGCTTATAAGGGCTATTGATTACGCCTACACCAGCACCAACTGACCACTGATTCTCCGCGTATGCTGTACTCACTGAGGTGGCAACGATAATCCCCAGTGCCAGAAGTTTGAGTTTGGTCACAATCCATTCTTTCCTG